AATTAGGAAAGGCGAATTTTCCCAAGAAATACTGACGGTGCGTGTATGGCAAGCGCAAAAAGGAGGCAAAGCGCCTAAGCGGAGGAGACGTTCACTTTGTCAAAATAACCGCCCCCTCCCCAATTCTCCCTCCCCTAAATTGAACAAAAACTTGATTTTGTTGAAAAGTGTTATTGTAGTGCTACAGTCAGAAAGCGACATCTGTCGCAGTCCGATTGTGGTACATTTTTTTTGGAGGTGCTTCTATTATGTTACTCAAAGACTTGCTTGTTGTCAACAAAAACTGGTCAGAAGATTCTACTCTCGTCATTGTCGACCGTGACCAGGACGAGCCGCAGTCCCTCAAATCCCGCTTTGCCCGGTCTATTTACGGCGATAGGAACGTTTGTTGGTTCAAGGAGGATGTGGTGATTCTCCTGTGAGCTGCTACCACCCTATGAACGCCGTTGTTCTCGGCGTTGACCCTGAAACCCATAAGAAGAAGCTCCGCTTTCTCGGTCAAGATGTTTTAGGCTCTGTCCTCTATCCCGGTAAGGAAATTGTGCAGGTTCCTTGCGGTCAGTGTATCGGCTGTCGCATTGATCGTTCTCGTCAATGGGCAAACCGCTGTATGCTTGAGCTTCAATATCATGATTCGGCGTATTTTGCTACGCTGACTTACGATGATTTTCACGTCCCTAAAGCTTATTATGCTGACCCCGCCACCGGCGAAGCTCACCAGTCTCTTACATTATGTAAACGAGATTTTCAGCTTTGGATGAAGCGTTTGCGTAAGAAATTCGGTGATGACAAGATTCGCTTTTTCGCTTGTGGTGAGTATGGCGGCAGCACTCGCCGCCCGCATTATCATGCGATCCTCTTTGGTTTGCACCTTGATGATCTCGTTAAGTACAAAACTGTCAAGGAAGGAGATGGATATTACACTTACTATAACAGCGAAAGTTTCCAATCAACTTGGCCTTTTGGCTTTGCTGTCATTGGTCAAGTAACTTGGGAATCATGTGCGTATGTCGCTCGATATGTGACTAAGAAGCTTACCGGTGAACAGGCTGATTTTTACCAGAAGTTTAACCTTGTGCCGGAGTTTTCTGATATGTCACGCCGTCCCGGCATTGCACGTCAATATTACGATGAGCATGGAGGTGAGATTTATAATAATGCGTATCTTAACATTAGCACTCCAAAAGGTGGCCGGAAGTTTAAGCCGCCTCGTTACTTTGATCGTCTCTTTGATATCGACTGTCCGGGAGCTTTGGACGCGCTTAAAGCACGTCGTCGAGATTCTGCCGAAGCTTCCATGGAAGCGAAAATGAAAAGAACGAATCTTTCCCCCCCTGAGATCCTCGCGGTTGAAGAAACTGCTTTTGAGAATCGAATCAAATCTTTAAGGAGGTCACTATGAGCCGAAAGAAAATGCCCAAGAAAAAGGATAACAAGGTCTTTCGCCGCACGGCTGCGAAGTCCAAGAAGATCAACATCAACCCGACTATTTTTAGAGGAGGTATCCGTCTGTGATTTACGGTATGTATTCGGTCTATGATAAGGCCGCGAAGCTGTTCCTTTCCCCTGCCATTGATGTCAACGATGATACCGCTATGCGCGGCTTCGAGCAGATGCTCACCGTCAACAATTCTGCTATGCAGTTTCGTCCTGACGATTATGAGCTTTATCAGGTCGGCACCTTTGACCCGGAAACTGGTTATGTTTCCGCTTTGGTTCCTCCCAGCCGCCTTTATCGTGGCTCAGACGGTGTTCTGAATAAACGTATGATGGAGGGTTACGGTGATGAAGTTTAACACCCAGTACGACGCTCGTGAGCGCACTGTGACTTGCGCCGGTTCTCCTGTCAAGCCGCTCTTTTCCGGTCGTTATAATGAGCGCGGACAGATCGAGCTTACTCCCGATGGTACGGAAAACATCTATGATTATATCCAGAGTTTCGCGGAAAGTACTGATATCCATTCCATTCTTCGGCGGTATCAGAATGGTGAGGTTGACGTTCTTTCTAAGGTGCAGGGCGTTTATGCTGACATTACCGAAATGCCGCAGACCTACGCCGAAGCTCTCCAGCGCATTGCAGATTCCGAAAAGATTTTCATGCAGCTGCCTGTTGAGACCCGCGCCAAGTTTGGTCACTCTTTCTCTGAGTTCCTCGCAGCGTCTCAGGATGATGACTTTCTCGATAAGCTCGGCCTTAAGGCCGAAGATGTTAAACCGGTTGTTACAGAGCCGGTTGAACCTACTCCCGCAATTCCTGTTGAACCTGTTAAGGAGGTCAAAGCATGAATAGAAACGTTGAATCCCATTTTGCGTTGAATCCGACCCGCATTGATCTTTCTCGTTCCACGTTTGATCGTTCCGCTTCCGTTAAGACCAGTTTTAACGCCGGTGATATCGTCCCTTTCTTTCTCGAAGAAGTTCTTCCCGGCGATACGTTCAACGTCAAGAGTTCGAAAGTTGTTCGTATGCAGACGCTGCTTACTCCGATGATGGACAATGTGTACCTTGACACGTACTATTTCTTCGTGCCTAATCGGCTTGTGTGGCAGCACTAGAAGGAGTTTAACGGTGAAAACACCGAGAGTGCATGGATTCCTGAAACTACTTATGAAGTGCCCCAGATTACAAGCCCAGCTGGTACTGGATGGGATGTTGGAACTATTGCTGACTATTTCGGCATCCCTACTGGTATCCCAAATTTGTCTGTGTCTGCTCTGCCCTTCCGCGCCTACGCTCTTGTGATGAATGAGTGGTTTCGTGACCAGAATTTGCAGGACCCTTTGGTTGTTCCTCTGGATGATGCTACGGTTGCCGGTGTCAATACTGGTCTCTTTGTTTCTGACGTTGCAAAGGGCGGTAAGCCCTATATTGCGGCAAAGTACCATGACTATTTCACATCTTGTCTCCCTGCGCCCCAGAAAGGCCCTGATGTGTTGATTCCTGCTTCTACTGCTGGTGAATATCCTGTTGTTGGTAAGTATCAGACGCATGATTCCGGTGGTTACGGTTTGTTTGGTCGTGTGTCGGTTTATGGTAGTCCTACTTCTGGTACTGGTTCTCTTGTTACCAATGATCATGCTTTGCAAATTTCGGATGATACTACACCTTATTCTTCCAAACTTGATAGTTCTATCATTGGTTTTGAGCCCACTAACCTTTGGGCACAGGCTTCTGGCGGTATCGGCGCCACTATTAACCAGCTGCGTCTTGCTTTTCAGGTGCAGAAGCTCTATGAACGTGATGCGCGCGGCGGTTCTCGCTATATTGAAATTCTGAAATCTCATTTCGGTGTGACTTCCCCCGATGCACGTTTGCAGCGCCCCGAATACCTCGGCGGCAATCGCGTGCCGATCAACATCAATCAGGTCATTCAGCAGAGCGGCACCCAGTCCGGTACTACTCCGCAGGGTACTGTTGTTGGTATGTCTCAGACCACTGATAGTCATTCCGACTTCATCAAGTCCTTTACTGAGCATGGTTTCATCATCGGCGTGATGTGCGCCCGGTACGATCACACCTATCAGCAGGGCTTGGAGCGTTTCTGGTCTCGTAAAGATCGCTTCGATTACTATTGGCCCGTTTTCGCGAACATCGGCGAGCAGGCTGTCAAGAACAAAGAGATTTATGCACAGGGCAACGCTGAGGATGATGAGGTTTTCGGCTACAACGAAGCTTGGGCCGACTATCGTTACAAGCCTAACCGTGTGACCGGCGAGATGCGTTCCGCCTATAAGCAGTCTCTGGACGTTTGGCATTTGGCAGATGATTATGCTTCTCGTCCGTCTCTTTCTGATTCTTGGATTCGTGAGGACAAGGCCAACATTGACCGCGTTCTTGCTGTGCAGTCCTCCGTTAGCAATCAGTTCTTTGCTGATATCTTCGTGCAGAACCGTGCAACTCGTGCTATGCCTATCTACAGTGTTCCCGGCCTGATCGATCATCATTAACCGTAAGGGGGGCCAACGGCCCCCCTTGTTTTTTAAGAAAGGAGTGTTATAATGGACGGTGTTGGAGCTGTTAATTCTGCTGCCAATCAGATTGCAGGTTTGAGAGGTGTTGCCCAGTCCAATAGTGCTTTTAACGCTGAGCAGGCGCGTTTGCAGCGTGAATGGACGGAAGCCCAGACCGCTAAAGCTATGGAGTTCAATTCGCGTGAAGCTGCTAAGAATCGTGATTGGCAAGCGATGATGTCTAATACGGCTCACCAGCGTGAAATTGCTGATCTCCGTGCCGCCGGTTTGAATCCTGTTCTAAGTGCTATGAATGGTAACGGCGCTTCCGTCGGTTCTGGTGCTACTGCTTCCGCGTCCGTTGGAAGTGGTTCTAAGGCCGATGCTGATACGTCTACTTCCGGCGCTATTGCTAATTTGCTTGGCTCTATTCTTGCCGCTCAGACACAGATACAGGCCAGTAACATCAATGCCCGAACGCAAGAAGCTGTTGCGGATAAGTACACGGCTATGGAGAATATTGTAGCTCAGATTAACGCCCGTGCCGGTATTGAGCAAGCTGGTATTCATGCCGGTGCTACCCGTGATGCGGCTGCTATGTCCTCTTCTGCTATGCGCTATTCTGCTGACCAATCTGCTTTGGCTTCTATGTTTGGTTCTTCTGTGAATTCCGCAGCTACAAAGTATTCCGCTGATAAGCATTTGGCTGGTTCTAAGTATGCTGCAAATAAGTCTGCTTCTGCTTCTCGGTATGCGGCTGATAAATCCAGTGAAGCAAGTAAGTATGCTACTGAT